ACGTCAGTTTGTGCATATAGATTGAGTTTAGTGGCAAATCCTTGGGGAATTGAGCGGGAGTGTATAACATCCAAAGATGTAATCATATTTATCACTCCTCTCTTTATTTCCTAATTAGCAGGTTTCAATAACTACGGCACGTTCTCCATGAAGGATTCCAGTACCCCAGATTGCATACCATCCTAATTGATGCTCACGACCAAAGTCGATTACTCCATTATCGCGAAGTTCAACAGGCATTCCCACGGCATAACCATAGTAGTCCTCTCCGAAGATAAGTGCTTGGAATACATTAACGGTATTTCCTGCAACTCCTGTTTTAAGAGCATTTACATAGGCAGGATCAGTGGCAGAACAAGCACCATTAGGCATTAAAGTAGTCTCAATGAAGCGAACATCATCAATACGTCCAATTTCGCCAGTGAATAACTGTTCTGGAGCACCATATTTTGAAGCTTCGAGCCATGCAGGGTCATCACGCAATACACGGGATTGATGAGGATGCACGAAACAGATATAATAATTTCCTTGCATTTTAGGAGCATTGTTAGTAGCAAGAATCTCAACAGCATCTTTAATGGTAGCTACACTTAAAGTACTTACGGCAGTAATAGCAGTACGGAGTGCAATTTTAACTGCATTAGCATCTGCACGCCCATAGATTTTAGAAGTTGATCCGTCTCCTGTAACAGCAGTATCACGAAGTTCACAATCTAAAACGATAGCCATATCTCTTCCTAATAGAGTAGTAGCATCCGCCATGATATCTGTAAAGCTAGTACGCAAAGCTAATTCAGTCACAGCAATCGCATTACCACGTTCTCCGACAGTAATGGATTTCATCGTGCTGGATAAAGCTTGGGTCTGCATACGGACACCCTCGGCAAGTGCTCCACCTTTATTTAGGTTGTTATAGGTCATCATTTGAATAGTAAGACCGGGCTGAGTTCCTAACTCAGTTTTCTGTTTAGCGAACTGTAAGAAACGCATGATAGGCATTGCCTTAAATTCAATCTCCTTAGAGTACACTGCACGTTGATGGTTTGTTAAGACTACGGCATCTCCTCCTGCAAGTGTGCCAGTAGCAACTACGGTATTAATAGTATTAGCCATTTATGTTCACTCTCCTTTATTTTTTATTTAAATCCTAATTGCTTACGCAAGTTAGCATACTCAGGGCTTTTCGGATCAAGTTTCCAAAGTTCCTCTAGGGACATATTTTTGAAAACATCTTTATTAATAGTAGTCATATTAACAGGTGGAATTGAGTTAGCAATAGAAGGGACAACAGGTACACTAGGTACGACAGGTGGAACAGTCTGAAATTTAGAAGCAATCTTATCGTAGGTAGCTTTTGCTTTTGCGATAGAAGCATCTAACTCTTCCTTTGTATTGCCTGTAACTAAATCCAATACACTTTCGTCTACGTCTTTAGTTTGCAGAGTACGATAGTCTTTCAACTCATACTCATTCCTAACTTTGGCAATTTCCCCTGTGCTATCCGTTAGTTGTTTTGTAAGTTTTTCAATTTCTGCTTGTAAGTCTTGTACAGTTTTACTCATACTTTTTTCTCCCTCCGTCTTGGTTAATTCCATCTGTGCATTTAAAGTAACAATATCCTCATCTCTTTGATGAAGTAATAGTATAGCGTCATTTAGTTTAAGAGTTTTCTCCTCTAACTGCCCTTTCAATTTTTCAATCTCAGGGTATAGTTTATTCTTTTCATCCTGACGAACTTTCTTCAGCAAATCCTCTACGTCAATAGAAGGTGTTACTGGGGGAGTAGTCGTAGGTGCTGTCACGATAGGTTCAGTAGTTGTGTTTACAATAGGTTCGTTCACAATTGGTTCTGGCATATATTCTATTCCTCCTTTAATTACATTGGATTACTTGCTCCAGCCTGGCTGTACTTTACGGGTAGATGCAGTTTTTGGACCTTTAGCTTGTGTACGATACTTGTTAGATCCAGTGTTGTTCTTTGGTTTCATTGCACCCAACATCTCCTGACAAGTCTTATTCCCTGCGGAATGATTTAAATCTTTCTCACCCATGTTATTCATCCTCCTTTTATACTTAATTTATAAAATACTCTTAAAAGTATTGAAGGTGTACGTCCAAACGTACCATCTATTAATGATTTTAGATGAAAACGAGTATAAGTACAACCCCTCAAATAACTTTTTTAAGAAACTTATTTAGTTGTCTTTGGATTAGTATTCGTTACTCCTGAATTTACTTTAGCAGTCTTTCCTTCAGAATTTATTCCTACTGGTTTACTTTTTTGTTGAACTGGGCGAGAGTTTGCAGATACTTTAGCTTGCTGTATTTGAGTTTCAGCATTCTTATCTGCTAATTCAAGTTGCTGATCTCCTTGCATCTCCAAGTTTTCAGCATCCTTATCATTAGAAGCAATTTCACTACCATCAATAGGATTGATAAGTTTTTGTCCTGCGGATAAAGCAATAGGAACTACTCCATATATCTCACAGTTCTCAACTCTATCGGAATCAATCTCTTTGATAAGTTGTTCAATATTACCTTTCTTCAGTCGTTTCATCATATTCTTACGACTTTCTAATCCCATTTTTAGTTCTTGTTGCATTTGCTGTAACTCAATCATAAGATCTTTAGGTAGTAAATCTCCCGCAAGTACTTCCTGAGAGTAAATCTGACGGGGCTTTAACCCTGTAGTATATATAAGTTTCTCTGTTATTCCTATTTTTAGAACAATGTTATTTGTAAGTTTTATAGCTTCCTTTGTACACTTCCATTTAGTCTTAATAGAATCGGTTAAGGGCATAAAAGCAATACTTAAAGCTACTCCTGATATATTAGCATTTAAGTCTCCTCCCATAGCTATCTCAGGTATACTTCCTATTTGAAACATTGATTTCCGCAATCCTGCTGTATAATCTCTACTTGCTCCTAAGTCGGAATCGAGAGTTATGTTCTGAATCTTGGCATCCTTTGGCAATCCTCCCCAAACTTTATTTGCTCCCTTTTCCAATTGACCTACTCTTGCTCCAAAGACAGCAGTAATAGGTGAGGAATGGTAGTCAAGAATTTCGGAAGTATCAGAATTTTTTAAGTTAAGTTCTACATTGATAGGGATAACATCTTCCAAGTCACTAATGCCAAAATGTGCTCCCGATAAAGTGCGATTCTTAAAATGCACAATAGGAATGATTCCGTAAGGGTTTTTATCTTCTGCAATTAACTCTCCTCCTTTGTATACTTGTATAAGTTCCTTAGTATATACATATTTAATAATGTCAAAAGTATTAGCGTTTCCTAATACTCCTACTTGCTGAACTGACTCCCTCTTAATAGGAAATACAACAACACAACTTTCCATAGCATACATATCATATCCATCTTTATATCGTGGAAAGCAAATACTGGATGGAATAGGTACTAATCTAATACGTCCATTTTCATAGAGATCGAAAGGATCTTCAAAGTTAGGATTAGGTTGCCCATTTATAAACTTAGGTTCATAAAGAATATGGAGATAGGAATCTCCTGTGACAGCTTTCATTTGTCCTAATTCATGTAGTGTTCTTTCCCTTGCATTATCTTCCCACACTTCATTCAGGAAAGGTAGGATAATTTCTTCAGCTTCCTCTGGTAACTTCAAAGAGAATCCTGAGTTAAATTCTGTCTCAACGAATTTATCTACAAACTTTCTACACCAGTTTTCCGTTACTTCAGGCTTTTCAGTCTGTGGCATATCCTCCCAGTGGTATCCATTAAAGAAGTTCCAGTTATTCATATATTTCCTTAGACGGGTAACATCCTCTGCATTCAATGCCTCTTCCATAGCAATTAAATTAGGATTTATCAGGTTAAAATTAGTGGACATCATATTAAACATCCCTCTTGTTGCAAATGCCAATTAAATCATCTCCTTCTCGCGGTGAATTTATTTCTAGATGGGTAATATCCCTTTTGGTACACATCTTTTAAGAATGGGTTATCTCTCTCGGTAACTGGTCTTGATATTCCTTCCCCTCTCGCTCCCCACACAGCTAGTGCTCCTGAGTCTGGATAATCGTCATGGGCATTTCTATCATCGGGGTGGCAAACTACCATATCTTGTCCTGCATATGTTTTTGTTAAATCTAAATGCTGTTTTACAAAGTTTTCGTATTCTTTTAATTCCTTAGTTTGGTCGTCATTAGGATAATGGACTCTTCCCGCTTTCATCTGCATATCATAATGTTTGTATAAGTCAGATTTTGCTTGTCGGCTAAACACATAATCCCATACTTCACACGATACATTGGCACGAATACGGTCTACGATCCCTGCCCCTACTCCTGTATAATCCGCTACAATCCTTTTAACATTATAGTTGCGAATAAAGGACATTATTTGATCATACTGAGAATTCCAATCATCTCCTTGAATCTCCAACCAGTTCTTTATAAATACTTCATATACTATAAAGTCTTCCACATCCATATCCTCTGATTTAGTCTTCTCTACTATAATAGGATTTTCCCAATCTACTTCAACTACTGTAACTACAGTACTATCAGATTTCTTCCCAAAATCTATTCCTACAACATGTTCATACTTGGTATCCATTAAACAAATTCCATAAGGCATTCCTAATTTTTCAAACTTCTCGGGAACAATAAACATTCCGCGTTCAAGTACCCACTTTAGGTTATAAGCTAATTGGAACTCATCTGAGTCAACTCCTAATCTCCGCTTCTCCCCTTCAACATACTTAGCATAGTTAGAATTATACTTACACACTACTTCATAGTTGTATTCAAAATGGTTTCTCTTCCTAGTCCCATTCAAATAGTCCCGCTTATTCCTCTCAATAGCTTCAAAAAAGAATCCTTTTTGCGTGGTAGGTGTTCCTATCAGAACCTTCGTCCCATTGTAAAAAGCTGCCATTGGGGATATAGATTTAGAATACTTAAAGTTAGATACGTCTTGGGATTCATCCACTACGATTAACATGTATGATTTTCCTTCTATGTTGCTTCCCTCAGAAGCGGACATACAGGTTATAGTGGATGAAATATTTAGGTTATGGAAATGTAGAACTATGTTCTGTCCATTATTAGTTCCAAAAGAAACGTTAATATCAGGATCCGCCATAATTTCAATAGCACTTTCCGAAGTCATATATTGCTTACTTCGGGTAAATATAATTTGTGCTTGATGTAATGCAGGAGCAAACAGTCCCACTAATAATCCTGATTTGAATCTTGTCAATCTGTCATCGTTAGCAAACATAGGCATATTAGCAAGAATGGGCAGAAGTATGGCACATCCGCCAACAGTTATTGCCACAACTTCTGATTTACCAGACTGACGGGCTTGTAATCCAGTTATCTCTTCCCCATCATTTTCTAATAGACTTCTAATTAATCTCTTTGATAGTTGTGCTTGATAAGGATAAAAGCTTTTTCCAGATCCCCCATAGGCATAAGCTCCGCAAAATACGAAGATTCTATCTATTAAATCGGAGGTACTTATCATATTTATCACCTTCTTTACATAAAAAAATAAACGCAGATATTATGCGTTAGCATATCTACGTTTAATTATAACCATAAAATATGAAATTGTCATTAGGGGTATTGACTATTTATCTAAAACGTCCACTTCCTATGATACGTCCCCCAATTGAGTAACATTCCTCTATCTCCCCATTAGATTTCCTAGAGCAGATAGTCCTACAACATTCCATCTTTTTCGAGGTATTCCATGTAAGGTTAACTTCCTTGCCACAAGGCAATTTATCGGGGATGTAGTTATGATCCATGTAATTTATTCTCAACTATTTTCCCTCCAAAATATTTAATTAAATCCTATAAATTCATCAAAAGTTGGAACAGGGGCAGGAACATCATAACGGAAAATAAACATTGGATAACAGGAATCGCTATAATTTGTTACTACTTCAAGCCAAATATGCCCTGTAATTACATCGACTAATAAGTATCCTATAAAGTCTTTACAGTCCACTTTCTTAACAAATACTTTTGCTACAGGCATATGAAAGAAGTTTGAACCGTCCGAAGTAGCTAGAATAGTTTCAAGATAAGAACGGTAGCCGTCATCAGGATCTTCTAGTGCTTCCCATATTTGATCATCTAGCTTAAACTTATTATTCCACACTCCATAAAAGTCGAAAAACTTTGCACTTTTAAACATTACTTTACCCACTCCCTTATAAATCTTTTTTCAATCTTAGCATTAAGAAATAGGAACATTGATTCCCCTGCATCCCATAACACTTCATCCATGTCTGAGATATAATCCTCCATTGTCCTATATGCTTCAACATAAGTGTCACAATCTTTCAGATAAATATCTTGGTCATTTAATAGGGTAATTATTGCAGTGAATTTTTCAAGTATTTTATAATCTCCCATACTCACTATTTCACCTTCCTTTATAATATCTTTCAAATTTACTCCCCTTTTATGAAGCCTTTATGCCAAAAGTAATTTATCCACCCTATTTTGACAGATGCGTCTTTCTGAAAATGGTATTCCTTACCATCCCTTTCCCACCAGAAATGTATACCAAAGAAAGGTTTACGACATATACTAAAATCACAGCCTATTTTAATGTTTTTAGGGTCTTTAAGCTTTTCTTTAATAGCAACAAAGATGCAATTACTGTAATAAACATTGTCCATCGTATAATTACACCTTCCTAATGTTAGTATGCGTAGTAGTATTAGATACACATCTGCAATACATATCTCCAAATGCTCTTGCTTTCATTTTGTTATCATAGTCCCAATCAATATTCTTTTTCCCGCAGATTGTACACTGTCCTTCGTACTTATCAGGTTCTTTAAAAGGGACTGGTGAAGCTAAAAATCTAGACATATCTATACCTCCTGTACGCTCTACTATAGTTTACGTGACGGAATTTCCTCTTATTGTTTGTCGTTCCCCACATACTACTAAAATCCATAAAAGGAGTGTAAAAGGGGTGAAGATAGCATGGAACATGTTCAGGGTAAAAAGAACTCTCAGACAATCTTGCTATAGTGTCCCTAATCATTTGAACAGTTAGGATAGGTTCGGGACGAGTAATTTTAGTGTCATACCCAAATAAGTCCATCAGCATTTCGGAATCGACTTTTGCAAGTTCCATATCACACTCAAAGGAAAGTGATTCAAATTTTGATTGAATTTCCTCTCCCACTTCGGATTGATCATTAATGGTCACTTCCTGCAGACCTCCTATCTCGGTTTCATTTCCCTCCCTATCCACAATATACATAGTTCCTATTCCTCTCCCAAATAGTTCTTCCATGTGCAACTCTCCTTATTTTTATCATTCCTCCAACGATTGAATCGTGGGTGACGAAGCGTGCCAGTTTCCTTATTGATGATCTCTTGTGCTTTAATTTCAATGACTTGTTCCCCAACTAATTTTGATTTATTAGCTAGTATGAGCACTTGATCCGCATCAGTTATCCCTTTTGCTTCAGCTACTTTAAACAGTTTCCCATCTCGGTATACTCCACATACTATTGCCCCTATCCATCCATTTGCGTAAGGCTTGGTAACGGGAGCACAGTTTCTTTCCTTTGCTTCGGCATCAGTCATTGTCTTCTCAAAAGGACAAGGATCATCACAATCTACCCAATAATCCCACGTTCCATCTTCCTCTTCAAAGGCATTGCCATCGTAATACATGGTAGGAGGTTCAAATCCCATGATAACTACATCCCGTGTGATCTCTCCTTTTAGTTTAAGGGAATTCTTGCTACGCTTATACTCATATTTCCCATAGATACTCTTGATGATGAGTCCTTCAAGTCCCTGTTCCCACATCTCCTCTAACAATTTACGAAAGGATTTCACAATCTCGGGAATAGGATCAAAATACCACTTTCCTTCGGAGTATCCTTCTTTTAATTCGAGAAACTTAGCATGAGTTTCCTTAGTAGCAAAGAACGGAGCGAACTTGATACATGGATTCTTATTTTCTCTCAGTACGTTGAATAGATAGAGTTTTCGCTTCCATAAGGGCATGGATCGAATGTTGATTCCTTTATAGTAAATAATATCGAATGCGTTGTAAATAGCGAATCCTTTTTCGATCTGATTTTGCAGTGCTGTTTCAGGCAATGCCCCTGTGACTCCCTGTACATCTGCAAACACTCCTGTAGGCATTGTAATTTCTCCATCAAGTATTGTTCCTGTAAACTCTCCAAGGTCATAGTCCCGTAAGTGGGGCAAGCAGTCGGTGTTTTCACTATACCAGCCCGTCTTCTTACTAATTCTTCTACTAAAGAATCTATTTCCCTGTAGCGTAATACTACATGATGCTCTATGTCCATCATATTTGATTTCTGCAATAGTTCCATCTTCAGGTATATCCTCCTTATCACATTCTTTAGCTGTCATTACTTCAAGGAAGCGTATATAGGGGTCAGCTTGATACATTGCATACGTCCATCCATTAAACTTCGGAGAGCAGTCCTTAGTGATTATAGTGGCATCTTCCGTTATTCGGATTATTCCGTCTTTATACTTCAGCATTTCATTCCTCCTTGTACTTCTTTCTAAGGATTGTTAATTCCAATAACCATTGAGCGAGTTTCCTTTGTTCTTCTCTAAAATCAACATCATTACCTTCATTATTTGCTTCCCCTGTGCATTGCTTCATCATTGCCTCTAAATCTTTATCATTATTGAACATTAGGTCACTTCCTTATTTTTTATTGAAAATACTCTCCCACAACTGTAACAGTCAGCAACTATATTTTTATATTTCTTTAGTATGGTAAGCTGTATTCCACAAAAGGGACATTGTACCCACTTAGTCTGGATAGGTCATCACTCCTTAATTTGGTAAATCTTTTAGTGTGTCCATAATATAACAAATTATGCATCTTGTCAAGAAATAAATGGAAAGGAGGGGTTAATCCCCTCCACACGCACTTTTGCATTTTATTATACTCAATAGAATGTCTAATCTCTCTTCTACAGTCCCCCTCAGTACAAATGGGACAATATTATTACAATAAAATATTTCCATAATAGCTTCATCCACGGCAATTCTTTTAGCTTCAAATGTCTCCCGATCTCCATCAGATTTCATGGGAAACTCGATAGGAAGATAAAATATCAAATCAGGGTATATGGAAGATTCCTTATATCTTTCAATCTCCCTTTGAATCTCTTCCTTATCCCAACATTCATATGCCATACTGTAAGCTATTACGTCAAGTACACTACGGTCACAAATAGAATCCTCAGTGAGGGACTCAAACATTTCATAGTAGTGCTGTAATACCATTCGTTGTCCTACTTCAGTACATCTTAATTCAGCAGGAACTTTTCGGGTAGGAGTGGGGACGTATTTTATCCTCAATTCCTCCTCAACTCTTCTTGCTAAAGTTGATTTCCCTGTTCCCCCTGTCCCTATGAGGCATATTAGCATATCACACTCTCCCCGCGATTAAGACTATTGCACAATATTTAGTTCCAAAACTAGATACATACCAGTGGCACTTATCCCTTATACACGTAGATTTAAACATTGGACATACTTTATTCTCATTAAGCATTTTAATACACTCTCCTTTATTCGCACGCAGAATAGTTACAATTATAACAGGTGAAGCACTTTCCTTCCGGTCTAAGAGTATTCATGTTGCACTTAGGGCATGGTAGCAATGTTACTACTTCCGCTTTCTTAGATTCAGGAGTTATTTCCTTACAAGGAGTTTTACATGTTGCACATCCTCCGTCATCGCAGGGAACTTTCAATTCTACGGAAGCTTTTCCTTTAAGACGTTTATATTCTTCCATAATAGCTTCACCTATTGCAGACCCGCAACTACGCGAGATATGGGTTTTCCCCTCGTTCCTTCTATCAATACACGCTTTACAGCTATGCTCACAAAGTTCTGCTACTACTTCAGCTACTTCAATCCCTGATCTCAATTCTAAGGAAGCTTGGCGGGTAATAGTTGCTATATTAGAAGTACATCCTTGTACAATATTAGTGAATACTTCTACAATGTTTTCCCCATCATTGCATACAAAAACATAAAGGTTCTTCACACATGAAGTGTGTTTAGTAATTTTCTTACATGCCACATCTCCAATTTTAACAGGAACAATAGAGTCATATTTGAAGGGTTTATCCACAGTGATTACTTCAGGAGTAGTTTCTTTCCCAGTTTTCATTATAGCAGATCGTTTGCATCCATTCCTAAATGTTGTTATTCCCTTGCATCCTGATTCCCACGCATTCATATAGGTATCAAAGACATCTTGAACAGTGACATCATTCTTCATATTAATAGTGCTACTAATAGCGTTGTCGATGTAAGGTTGCATAGCCGATTGAACTTTAATGCGGTCTGCGGGGGAAATTTCATGAGATACTGTAATATAGGGAAATCTAACCATAATTTCCTCATCAGTTATTGTATCAGGATTGATATCATTGTGTTTTAATAGATGCTCTACTGATTTAGAGAATACTCGGAAATACTTTCCTTCCTTCTCTAAGGCATGAGTCGTCCTTTGGTAAGTGATAGAGAATAGAGGTTCTATTCCTCCACTCATTCCTGCCATAGTTCCTATACTTCCAGTAGGTGCAATGGAAAGAAGCGATCCGTTGCGGAGTCCATACTTAGAAATATTATTATAAAGAATACTTCCTTCATGTCTTTCGAGGAAGGGGGATTGTTTTATATACTCCCAATTATACTTTCCAAAAGTTCCTACTATCTGTGCAAGGTGACAGGAAGTTTCAAGTGCAGTAGTCATCATAAACTCTGCTATTTCTCCTGCTAAATAAGAGGACTCATCACTCCCGTACTTAATTCCCATTGCGATAAACATGTCAGCAAGCCCAAATACTCCTAATCCAATTGGTCGCCAGTCATCAATACACTTCTTGTTAGCTTCTAGAGGTTGCATATCATATCCATAATCAAGTATTTCATCAAGTGCTGTGATACCTAACTGAATTAGTTCCTCAAATTTCTCCCAATCTATACAAGCATCCTTTGTAAAAGGGTTTTTAACTATGTTATATAAATTGATAGATCCCAAGTTACAGCTATTGTTGGCACTGCCATAGTACTCTGCACATGGGTTTGGAATATCAATATTATACTGGTCAGGGGGATATGCGGTCATTAAATGACTTCTTCTCACATTATCTATGAAAATAGCACCTGGCTCTGCCCAATCCCATTGTGCTTCAGCAAACTTCATAAAGAAGTCTCTAGCATTGATCACTTTGGTTATAATCTCAGATTCATCTCCTACTATAAATTGTTGAGTATAATCCATGTTATCCCTTACACAGTGCATAAAGTCATCAGTAAATAATATACTCAGGTTTGCTCCCTGAACAGCATCATTATTCCTCTTAATATCCAGAAATTCTTCTAGGTCAGGGTGGGAACAATTCATGCCAATCATTAAAGCCGCCCTTCTATTATTTGCCCCTATTACATCTGCTCCCACACTGAAAACAGGAATGAAACTGACTGCTCCTGTAGAGGTCTTAGCCGAATTAGATACTTTTGCTCCTCTCGGTCTTAGGTTACTAATATTTAATCCCGTTCCACCCCCATAAGAGAAGATCCTAGCTTCCTGTTTAGCAACATCATAGATACTCTCAATATTATCTTCAGGCATAGGCAGGATATAACAGTTTGACATTGAGCATTTAAATTTCCCCTTACTTCCTGCTCCATATAAGGAACGACCTGCAGGGAAAAAACTAGCATCCTCTAAAGATTGAATCATATCAGATTGTAGGTCTGCATTGCTAAATATAAATCCGACTCTACATATAAATTCCTCGAAAGTAGTTTCATCCTCATGTAAGTACTTCTTAGCTATAATGGTCTTCCCTGTAAGTGTCTCATTCCAGTTTTCCGTCTTATTCGTATTTGATGACATATAATCACTCCTTCTTACTTCCCAGTACTGCCCATTCCTCCAGTACGTTCTCCTGTAGCATTATCATTAGTAGTAGTTAAATACTTATAAAATATTCCTTGGGCAATTCTATCTCCTTTTTTAACATGATAGTCAAAATTTCCCGCATTAAATACAGGGACTCCAATATGACCCTCATTGTCTGCATTATTATAATAATCTGCATCAATAATTCCCTGAGAGTTGATCATCATTAAAGTATTCTTAATGGAAGTTCCCGATCTAATATGAATACCTAAGTACTCATCATCATTCATAAAGGCTTTTAGTCCTGTGGGAATAATAGTAACTTCTCCTACACGTAGAGTGATATAGTCAGCACTTTCAATATCATATCCTGCGGATAGTGCTGTCTTTCTTACTGGGATATTAATTTGTTGCCCCTCAAATTTACTTACTACTTCAAAACCTCTCATAATAAAATCTCTCCTTCTTTTTTAAGCGTAATAATATTATAACTCTTCCCTGTTGGTTTGAGAAGAGTTTTATAGAAATTAATTTTAGATAAAAAGAAAAGGGGAATTAATCCCCTAACTATTATCTATTATCATGTCTTTCTTTTCCTAGCTGATAGAATCTACACAATTCCTCTTTACTGGGTGCTCTCCCACATCCCTTTTCTTCAGGGCAATAACCATGAACATGACAGTGTGCTCCTAGCTTATCTGCAAGGAATGGGGATACTTTTCTAATCTCAGCAATAATCATCATTGCTAATTCCCTAATTTCCCACTGTGCTCTAGTGCAACATCTACGAAGACAGAACTGTTGTAATCCCTCCCAATCAAAGGATACATTAATCTTTGTGAAAGTAGCGTTAGATAAGCAGTAACGGGCATCTTCAGGTTTTGCTCCCTGCTCAATAAATCCCTTATACATTTGCTTAACTATATCTTGAAAATTACTAAAAGCTAACCAAGTATAAACATAATCAACACTTTCTCCATACTGGTTAAAGTACTGATCATCCCCAATAATAGGGATTCTAACTTGAACACTAAGATCCATGATTCCTTTAGGGGTTACATACCTAAATCCATCTTCATTAACGAATCTTTGTGATCGTTGAACTTTTGCAACTCCAATTTCATGTCTAACGAATTCATGGGAGAACGCTCTCGACACTTCACTAATTTCAAACATGAAACGCATTGGGCGAGTAGGAACTCCGTGTCCACTATTAATACACTTCTTTCCTATAGTAGCATACTCTGTTTTAGAATCATAACTTGCAGAAGCCATCCATCCCGCAACTTTAATTTCGGTATCTATATCGTTAGAATTTACAAATCTTACTTTCATTTATTTTCCTCCCGCAATATTTGTCTAATTTCTGATAGGTTCTGAGTACGAAGTACTTTTCCATCTAAGAAGATATCCTCTAATAGATCCGCTCTTTCCCAGTTATCTCTTCCATAAGAAGTTAGTCCATCAATACAATAAGTATCCTTCTCAGGACTTCTAACTACAGCAACCATTCCAGTATTAGATTTCTTTACTCCATTATCAGTGACAGGATCTTTGAACAGGAACTTTTCTTCCCCATTAATCTTTGCATAAGTGGATTTAAGGGCGAATCCAAAGGTATCTCTTGTGTTGTACTGATAAGTAAAGCTACCCACTCCAAATACAATATTAGTTGAAGCGAATCCTTTATCCATCAATCTCCGACAAATATTTTCACATCTTTCCAGTGTAATTGCATCCCCGTAGATTGCTCCTATGTGAGGATCTAATTCTTTAAAGCCTTTAGCATTAATTGTTCCGCCAAATATATCCCATAACATCTGAATAACTCCTTTTCGAGCATAAATATTTGGGGAGAGATAATTGCCACAAATAATGTCGGAGGGATCTCCTGAATCAGGGCGAATAACAACTTTTCCATCTCTTGCAAGAATATCTGATTTCAAGGGGGCAATAACATTATTCAATACACTCCACAAGTCCCACGTATCCGATACAATGCTAACTAATCCGCTAGGATATACTTCAGTAATGATTCTTTTATAGGAGGAAAGTTCATCCTGACCATAAGCACACATTACACTATGTTCCGTAGCGGGGATACTGCATCCCACAAGTTCCTTTTCAATATCGGCTCCATAATAGTTTTCCAATAACATAATTGCAGGAATGGAATCTGTCCCCGTAAAGCTTAGTAAGTGTCCCGCTCCACTAATAGCGGAAGCTTCCACTCGATCCATCCCTCTCATTGAGAAATCATGTGCTTGGAATTGAACCATTATAGGATCTCCACCAGTCTTCACGCAATAGGAATCAAGAATCTTACGGTATTCAAGGGCAATAGTAGCACTAGTGGAGGGTTTCCATAGGCTCAGACTCATTAAGGTTTCAATGTAATTTGTTACCCAAAAGAATTCAGGAATAGTGTTCTCTACAGTCAACATTGGTACACGGATAGGAATCAATGTCCCTTCTTTTACTGCTTTAATATGAAGTGGGAGATATCCGAGATCATGTAGTGCTACAATGTGGGAAACATCGGGATTAGGTATCCCTAGAGCAAACTTAATTACTCTACGGTATTCCATTACCACCTCCTCCAAAGGTCTAAGAAAGAAGTTATAGTTAAAATAATCTACAAGGTACTCTTGGGCAAATGCCTGATATCCAAATGCAACTACTTTATCAATTCCTTCAATACGTGAGGTTCTAGGAGTCCATGTTGAGTAAATTTTTTCCGTCCCCGCAGGATACTGTTCCCTATGAGATACTTTATAGAAGTCGCATAGTAATGTTGCAGGATATGTTGTTTTCATTAAGTTTTTCCTCCCTGATATATTTTTATTTTTGGATGACGAATACTGCCATCAATTATGGAGTCAGTAGTAAAGACTTTGGTAATTGCTCCTGTGAAAGGAAGCATCCCATCAAAGATAGCGTGTTCACAGTGAGTTACTAGGAGATAAACATCAGTTGCTCCTAGTTCCTTTAGTTTATCAGAAGCTAAAGCGAATGTTCCTCCTTTACTACACAAGTCATCAACAATAAGGACTTTAAAAGGAGTAGAAGATACATCCCCCACTACTTGAAGACTCTTAATCCTCCCTGTAGCAAAATCCCTATCTTTGAATCCTACAAGAGTTTTACATCCAGTATTATTCATCTTGGAATACCGTTTATATGCTCCCGCATCGGGGTAGAATATATAATCTACTGCACGATCAAACTTGATCTCCCGCATTACTTCCTGTAAAAGATGGATTGTAGGGTATAGTGCTTGGCTATAATTTACTAATGCCATTGTAACATCTGAGTGAGGTTCAAGGATAGTAATTCCAGTGAAATCAAGAGAGTTAATAAAGTCAGCTACATATTTCAAAGTGAATACTGAATTCCCCTCCACTCTATCCTGTCTGCTATAGGGCATATAAGAAATAGTAAGTATAGTGTCAAGTTTAACGAAGTAATCAATATGCCGTTTTACAAACATAAGTTTTATTAAGTCTTCATCGGTTTCATACTTAAATTCGACATGATTTTCCATTGAAGGTTGCTCACTAAGGAGATTATAAATCTCATTCCCATTTACCTTTGTTTCCCCGTTAGGGAATTTGGTGAAAGTTAAAATAGTGCCATTAAGTTTTATCATGATTATCCCTCCATTATTTAAATATACTTAGAAATCTCCATAAGTTCATAAACCATCCCTGATTTCTTGCAGATCTTTTTCTTATGACAAACAAGATAATTCACCTCACTTTTTAGGATACAATCCTTCTCTATGGATTTCAATATGTTCTGCTCTAGTCATAATCTGAAGATTACTAATAACATTATTGGATCTATCAAAGTCAGTATGGTGAATAACTTCTAAATTAGTAAGAAATCTGCCTAAATACTTCTCCATCACAATTCTATGTTCAGCTTTATACTTTCCATCTTCTTGTCTTAAATAAATATAACCATCATGATTCCATACTCCACCCTTCCATCTATTAGAGTTTTCTTTAGTGCTTAGCTTACTACTTTTCCAATAACATTCCTTTGAGCAGTACAAATGCTTAGAGTTTAGAATATCTGCCAGTCTTCTTGAAGTTACTTTTCCACAAGTATTACATATTACTTCTATCTTAGTGGATCTAGTACTTTGACTACATTTATTAGAACAGTACACTTGGTCTAACTTTCTAGAACTGAATACCGTGTCACATATAGGGCATATCTTTGGATTATTTCTAACTATAGATTTACCAAAACATTTACTTGAACAAAAATGGGACTTACTATCGGAACGTGCTTGAAAAGGAGAATTACATGTACTACAGACTCTTTCCTCATATTTTCTATATTTATTATTATCCATTATATTTTCCTACAGAAATTATATATACTTTCTTCATCTGTCTACCATATGCTATACAAGAACTCTCACTCTCCATGAACAGGTCGATTATATGTCCTTTTATTGCTCCTCCTGTGTCTATAGCTGTAGCTAATCCATATCCCTCTACATAAACTTCACTTCCTAAAGGAATAACTTTAGGATCAACAGCTATTCCTCCTACATAAGGCATAACTCCCGAAGCAGTGGCATCTCCTGTGTGAGTATACGCAGTGGTTTCCATTACTAATGTTCGTATTTCTCCGCGACTTGCCATTTGCTCCAGTCTCTCTCTTTCGTTAACTGGTCGGGGAATTTCTAGTTGAACAACAATTTCCACATGTTCCTCAACTCCTAGTCCCATGTCCTCGTTACTGTTAGCTATTAAAGGATCGTTTATTAATAGCATAGTGGCGAATGTTAGGGCTATGAGTTTCTTTAACATTTAATCACTCCTTTTATCTTTCTCATACATTTCTTTAGCCTCGTCATAAGTTAAATCATACTTATGAAGAATGAAATCTAGCATGTCATTGAGGTCAATGATAGCCCCTGAACAATATGGACAACATTCAGGGTGGAGATAGTCTTCATTATCATCATACCGTTTTGGTGCAGTAAGGCAGAAGTTGCAGATCATTCTCCCACACTCACATAGATTATAACTATCCCCACAATCACATTGAGATTCCCCGCAACAATCACAGTCTCTATAATCTACTCCCATTACTTTATCTCCTTTCCTTCACATGTCTGTTCTGCATAACAATCTGTTACCTCTCTATCTTCTGCATCGTAATGGTGGCTTCCCGCAGATCTACAATCCCCACACTCGTCAAATCTTAAAAGTCTCTTTGCTACAGGGCAGTAAATTGCTTTAACGATATGGACTTCTTTCATATTACTTGCCCTTCTTTACAGGTGCTACTGTGAAGAGATCTTCGGGAATGATTTCATCTTCCTCATCATCATCATTCAAGGCATCACATCGAGAAATAAGTTCATCATGATCCATTACAGTATTTCCTTCATCATCCATAATATATTCAGGAAATCCCATGTTATCCTCCATCATATTAGAGGCAATCTCGACTAACTGGTTCAAATTATCATCTCCGTGATAACGCTCACAACCATAAATATAATACTTTAATCTAAACATTTTCATCATCCTTTCTTTTTTAGTTAAAATAAAAAGGGAGTTAATCTCCCTGTTGACTAATGTACATTTATCATCCAGTAATTCTTTTTGGTACGGGCAATGTTCTTACTTCCTCTTTTGTGGAGAATGTGATATTCTCTCTCTGTAATCCTACGCATAAACTTTCCCTCCTATTATAAATATAATACCAGTCAACTAAAAATAGAGATAAGGAAAGGGAGACTTTAACTCCCTTTCATGGTCTATGACTCCATGCTCTCAATGTTTCCTTATACTACTCGGTTTGGAATTCTTCCCCGCAGATCGTACATGAAAGGTTTCCATTTTCAAGTTCAACTAACTCTTTACCACAGCAGAAACTCATTCCTCTACGTTCGTAAGGGGCGGAGAATTCTGCAATGTCGGCATCATCATCGACAAGGGCAACATGAATGTCAATGTAGCATTCCACAATTTCTTCGTCAGAGCATTTCTTGCAATCACTACAATCGGCATCTCCTTCGTAGTACTGCTTCAGGAATTCTTTAATCTTTTTGATAGTAAGTTTGCCAGTTTTTACTTTCTTAGCTAAGTCAGTACGGATCTTATCCTCGGCTTCCAGTACTTCCGCAGATACTTCCTCTTCAGTTTCTCCTTCGTCAGCGGGAGTTTCATCTTCATCGTCATCACTGGTATCAATAGTCCCATCAGCAATGGCAGTAGCAATTACTGCAATTAGAGTAGGTTTTTTAGCTTTAGGCAAGTAGGTCAGTTCATAATCATCACACATTTCTTTCAGTGCAGGAATTTCCATGTCATTCAGTCCATAAGTCTCTGCAATAGCGTCCAGATCAACTTCATCCTCTTCAGGTTCAGGTTCAGGTTCAGGAGCAACTACAGGTGCGGGTTTTAACTTACCTTTTCCTACTGTTTTAGGAGGTACAACTGGGGCAGGGGTAGGTTCTGGAACTTCTTCATCCCCTCCAATGATTCCATCAGCAATAGCTTGGGCAACAACTCCTACAAAGTAGGACTGGTTCTTGGCTTTTTTATTATACTCGACTTCAGCATCATTAAGGATTTCCTTCAACTCAGGGATAGTCTTATCATTCAACTCATACTCGGCAATGATATCAGCTAATTCATTAGCTTCGGAAGTAACTTCCGCTTTAGCAGGAGCGGGAGCAAGAGCAACTGCAAGTTTAGGTTTATTGACTTTAGCGGGAGCAGTGGCAGTTTTAACTACGGGTGCTGTCACTGGGACATTATTTGCAATTAACTCCTCAATGATCTTTACGCTTTCATCTGCAAACTCCCCAATTGCTACTAGTCTTTCTTTCAAACCTATTAATTTTTCCATGTTTTCATTTCCCCTTAATATTTTATTTTTCATTTCCCTTGGCACATTCATAGTATAGCATAACCACTATTTGTTGTCAAGAGGAATGTTTCATTCATAGTATGTCCACATTCCTCTTTCCTTATACATTCCTATCTAATATTTCTTTCTCCCCACTCTTTTCTAGGTTTAGGGGGATACTCTTGGAATCTATCCATCTCTATAATTCCTGAACACGCTTGTTTGCAAACACTACATGATGCAACTACTCCTAACTTTCCATCACACTGAAGCAGGAATAAAAGTTCCACATCAGTATTTGAACACCAGTTACAGTGTGATCTCATCTTCATCTGCATCCTCCTCATCCTCCACAATCTCAGAAAGTCCTAATCCCACGATATAATCCCCTAAGTCCTCAACAAAGAATATAACATCCTCCAACACTTCATCTTTATCCATGTCCTCAACTTCAATAAATAAGGTAACTTTTACTATCATTGCACTACTTCCTTATTTTTAAAGCAGTCAGGAGTCTTAAAGTCAAAATAGAATAGAGCAACTTGTCTCTTAGATTGTAGTTCCCCCATCTTTGCTCCTAATGAGGTTAGGTTCTGGATCAATGAAGAGAACTCTTCCCCTTCCTGAGAAGTATTCCTTCCATCATAATAAGTCATAGTCAGGTCATGGGTCTTTTCATACACTACATTCAATTGAACTTGGGCTAATTCACACAAGTCGGCAATGATCTTTACAATAGATACATTCGCTCCTACACAGGTCTTCATGAATGCGTCCATTTCCATATCGGCAATAAGGGCAGGGGTCAAGGCTACTTCTCTACTTGTACTAATCTTACTCATTTTATCAATCTCCTTCAAAATCTTCTATTATATACGTCCTAATCCAACGTCCTAAAAAGTATATCACAAATAAGGCTAAAAAGATACTCCCAAAAAATAAGGGTGCATAGCAGAGAAGCATAATCAACATTCCTACTGCAATTAATATTAGTGTTCCTCCTATTCCTGCTACCATTGTGAACTCAGGCTGTGAATCCTTCATAAACCATTTCTTTACGTCACTTAGCAACTTGTCCCACTCCTTTATACAACATTTCATCAAATAAGGAAGTTAACATTGCATTAATATCGTCAGCACTTCTCCCCCATTGCTCCATCTTGCGGATTTCATCATAGATTCCCCTACATATGGTCAGGGCATACTCGTCATCATCATCTTCTACAATATCCACGACGAATCTTCCTTCAATTTTCCAATAGAAAAAAGACTTTCCCTGCGTATCAACGAAGTTAACGGCTCTAGACATCTCCATAGAGACAGGTTTTCCTCCAAAATCATCGGAACATCCTCGAATTGTGTCAAATTCAAATAATTCCTCCCCATATCTCCCATTTCTATAGGTAAATATGACAAATTTAAGAGGTTTCACAGTAACTTCTCCCATAACTTCCTTCATTTTAACAGTAAAGGAAGGATTTCCACTTTTCTCAACGTAAGATGTTGCTAATTCCATACTTGAAAAGACTTGAACGGTTTCCCCTAAAGCATTTAATACTAAAAATACATTCATATAAATCCTCCCTGCTACGTTTTAATTATTATGTGATACTTTCCTTCAATTTATACTTATAAGTATAACACAGAGCATTGCAGGACTCTTTATAGGCACAATAGATGCAACACATCTTCCCCATTACGGGCGAGTAAATTTCATTTCCACATTTTCCTTCAGAACACATACGTTCACCACTAAGGAAAGGACATACGTTAATACTTCTTTCCTTTACATGTTTAAGAACTAATTCAAATACTGCTCCACATACTACACATTCCATATCAAAATCGGATATGTTTCCTATCTTACATCTTGGACAATTCATTTAAACATTCCCCCTATTTATATATAATGAAGCAAACGTCAAAAAGATACAGTAGGTACAATACACGAAAGATCCCTCAAACAAATATAAACAAATTAACACTGGGAATACTAATGCTCCTACTAATGCATAGAAGCTTACAACGAAAGCAACGAACTGAACACTCAGCTTCCAAAAGGCATTTAATCTCTTCATCTAAAACTTCACTCCTATTCCCCATAGCACTAAATGTCCCACTATCCAACATACAAATAAGGTAACTAATAGTCCTCCTATACACATCAGGTATTCCTCTACAGGAATTTGATTGTGATTATGCGCTACTAGATACACATTCAAGTAATGATATCCAACTCCCAACAGGGCAAGGCATACAATTCCTACGAATAAGGCTATCATTAAACTTTCCCTCCTAATATTAAACCAATAATAAATACAAAAGCAATAAATAGCACAAATCCAAAGACTGCTTTAAAAATTGCTTCCAGTGAAATATCACACTTATCACGCAACTGTTCATCTATCCATACAAATATTAGAGCCATTATAGAACATATTACAATTAGTCCGAAGAGTCCCATCAATCCCATTCCCATAATTCTAGCAATATCCATTACTTCTTCACCCACACATTTCCATTAATTACTTCCACTTTCACTATAATATATTCGATATAGGATCTTTCCTCCCTAAACATTTCCAACGCATGTTCAACACTACAAGCTACAATGTTAACAATTGCTTCACTAAAATCCTTATCAGAACGGGCAACTATTTTAACTAATACCCTACTAAACATCTTATCCATTATTCTTTCTCCTCCCTCAATTCACAATCAACACACGGGCAATCATAACAAACGAATCCCACGCATCCCTTTCCTGCATAGCACTTGTATCGCCTACTAGTATCATACTTACATCCTTTACAGGGACATGTCTTAGGCATCTCCTTCATTAGAAACTTCCTCCCGATCTCCGCATTCCACAAAAGGACATTCCACACAATTAAACTCCAAACAGCTATGTCCCTTTAAACATCCACTAACTCTATTGTTGTTACTAATACATCTGTTACAAACACATCCCTTGTTTTCATTCATACATATTCCCTCCTTTCTTCACATTCAATATTAGGACATCCCCAACAAGGTATTCCCATACAAGTATGTCCCTTTGAGCATCCATCAGCATACTGGTTAGAGTATTTACATTTATCACAAGGGCATTCACTAGGAACTTTCTCAACATCGTTAAGTAGCTTCACTAAATCTAAATCGTTTGGATAATTCATCTCAGCATTCCCTCCTCTCAACATTTCTACGATCAGTTTAACATATTTAGGAAAGTGTGTCAATCGAAACTTTCCCTTCATTATATATAGGAGGCTAACAGTTCCTCCACTTAGGAATAGGTTTACCTCGTTTCTTGTCGGAATATTATATAGTTATATTATAGTTATATATATATACTGACAAGAATTATTTTTACCTATTCCTAGAGTGTGTTATTCTCAGTGAGATGACACTTTACATTTTACATACCTAGTAGACCTATTCCCATTCATACATTTTCTTTACTTAGGAATACTTTCTTCTTTAGGGAAGTTTAATTTAGCATATTCCCTGTATAATTCCTTCGCTTTCCTATCATAAGCTAATCCTGCTTCCTTTTCAGATACATATAATCCTAAATAATGGTTCTTTCCCTCGGAGTAGAGTTGTGCTTGCCACTGTTTATAGTATTTGTATACCCCTTTATATTGCGATGAACATCCCTTACGTTTAACTTGATTCCTGTTGTTATTTTTATGCTTGCATTCCCTTAAATTGCTTTCAAGGTTATTTAAAGTATCTCCATCCCTATGATCCACTACGTTTCCTTTCTTTGCTTTCATTACTTCCCTGTGCATATAGTATGTCCTATATACTCCTTCAATAGTCTGTCCTCTAGTTACGTAGTATTTACTGCCAGTTTTACTTAAACTCCACTCCCATTGCATTAAATATTTATAATACTTATCATCTACTAACGCAAACTTGCCTTTCCCATGTTTCCCATTTAACGCTATCTTTCGCATACTATCACTCCTTTCCCCTTCCCCTCATTATATATTAAATATTCCCTCTAGTCAAGAAATTTACCTTATCATTCACATTAGTTGACAAGCATTATTTACCTAGGATTTTTACCTAATAATCTCACTAAGGCAGGGCAATCTGCGACTTATTATGTAAACAAGGTGGGTGGGATCTAGAGTGACATAACAGGTTGACATAATTAGCAAGAAGAAAGTCCAAACTACTTTGCTTATTATGTTAACAAGGTTAAGAATAATGTCATGTATATTATTCATATTATACATTTATTTATGCATGTATATTATTCATCATATACATAGAAACATGAATATATGTAGTGTGTACAGAGGAATATACATAAAATATGTTTTTTATGGGAAGACGAATTTTACGCAGGTTAAACGATCTTTTTTATTGAATACTAACTATTGAGTGAATAATAAAAACGCTCACAATCGATTTATGAGCGTTTTAGAGGCATACACTTTTAGGCATAAACAGGGAATGAAAGGGTAATATTCTGGACATGATATCTATGTGATCTAGTATTGATAACTAGTAGACAGCAAAAAGAAAGAGGAAAATTAATTCCTCTTACTATGTTATCTATCTTTTAACATTCTTTGTATTCCTCTTCATTTTCCTCTATCGAATTGATAACGTACAATGGGCAATCATTACATTTTAATTTATCATTTATGCAATTCCCACTAAAGGTTAATTGACACTTTTCTTGCGACTCATCCATTATGTCCACAACATGCACAACTTGATATGCAATCCGACTTTACTATTCTGCTTGCAGTACATTTAGTATTATTGATCTTTAAGTATTGTCTAAATGCTTTATTATTCCCTATGAATAATTTAATTATTTTCATCTTAATTCACATTCCCCATAAGGGGAAGAAAGGAGGAACTATTCCCCTTTCTTTTCTCCTTCCTCTGTAGTTACTACTTCATCTTTCTTTTTCAGTGATCTAGGTCTAACGGCTTTAGGCTTTTCTACTTTAGGCTTTTCCGCTTTTACTTCTTCCTTTTTTGCTTCCTCTACTTTAGGAATAGGGAGGTATATTCCTAAGTCTTTACTATCTCCATTGCTGTCAAAAACGATTGCTTTTTTTCCATCAAAATCAATGTTAGCATAGTCGATTGCTCCAACTACGTCTAGCTTCTTAAATGTCTTTTCGTCTTTATTCCATTCTAACATGATTCCAATCATGTTAATTGACTTCCTAGCAATTGGATGAATGTGCAATACTTCCATTCCTATAATGTCTCTTCCCTCTTTCCATACTAGGCGGAATAAAGTATCAGGTTTTTTAGTAGTATTCGCTTTTATGATTGCGGTCATTGCATCAAAGTTAACTTTATTCTTCTTAACAGCTTCAATCATTTCTGCTTTTTTAGTAGCTACTTGATTAGCTTCTTCTTTAATAGTGGTAACGGTATTAGCAACTTTATTATTATTATTATTATTATTATTAAGTTTGTCCCCTTTTGGTGCTTTAATAAATCCGGCTTTTAATGCTTTTTCAATATTCCCTTTGTTAAGAAGATCGAGTAAAGTTACTTTGGAATCACTGGCAAATTTGAAAATGCTGTCCATAACTTCTTTAGTGTTTTCCTTTTTTCCTGCTACAACATCATTGAAAAGTTTTTTTGCAGTATTGATTGTAAGAGTTGTCATTTTAATTACTTCCTTTTTTACGTATTCCCTTTTAGTTTAGCATGTCCTCCTAAAGGGTAAAGCAGACACTTTATTAAGTTTTCAAAGAGCAGGGAAGCAACTAGGGGAATATTTAATTGATCTACTAATTAATAGTATAAAGATATTCTATGCTAAAGTAAAGAAAAATATTCCTAATTCACAAAAGAATCGTTCGACAAATTTTGACAAAGGAACTGCCTCGGCGGGGGATGAAGTCGTATATTTACGCTTATATAGAAGAAACAATATTCGACATTCTTCGACATATTCCTCTGTTAACATAAAAATAGTAACTATTATTATGGCAAAAGTCGTTCCCTGGTCACGTGTTGACATAACAACTATGCAATTATCACTTTTGTCGAATATTGTTGGATTATGTCGAATGTCGAAATATGCAACAATTTGTCGAATAATGTCGAATGTCGATCCTTGTCGAATCATGTAACATCTTGTCGGATCTTGCCTGTTGTTGTCGAATGTTCTCTTCTCAATACCCGCCTTTGCAGAATTTGTCGAATGGTGTCGAATCTTGTCGGTCTTACCTACCTCTTCGTCGTTCCTCGTTCCTTTCGTGCTTTCCGTTCCTCCTTCCCTACCCGTTCTTCCTCTTCCATATGTATATATATACGAATGGTAGAGCCTTTATACTTATACTTCATTCACTACCAGCCTCCCTCCTAATAGACGAAAAGAAAGCGGGATATTCTCCCGCTCATTCCTACCTTATATGATCACACATCATATCCCCATGATTGTGTAACTAATGTTCTACTACCTCTACGATATATGCAAACTTTACTAGCAAAGTATCTACCAGTACAATCATATGATGATGTCCAATCTGTTCCTTCTGAATCTACCCAATACATATCAATGTAAGTTCTAATCTCCTCATCATTCATCTTTTCATTAAATACCCACCAGTGTGTTCCACTTTCCCCACATTCATCAAACAAGCGAGTGTGCATAGGATACTTTGCCAACATCATACATTCCTCAATAAATTCTGCAACGAACTCTTCACTAATGATTGATTGCTCGCCTTTGATGTTAGTAACAATAAATACTTTCTCATTTCTGAACCATGCTTCCTGCAACTTCAATCCTTTGATATCTAATACTGTAGCGAAACCTTTATCCATTTTCATCTTCATTCACCTTGTCCTTTATTTGTTGTATTCATTCCTCATCGAGGAACTATCTACAGTATAACATGTACCTACATACATGTCAAAAAGAATCGTTCGACATAATTCGACAATGTAAATAGGAATGCGGACAAGGATACCTAATGATCATTCCTATTCTCGTAACTCTCCTTTCAGCCTACCTATTGTAGTACATATGAATCAATGTACATATGCTTACACCAGCCATCATTCCTTCTACTACTAAAAGAATGGATAATGTATCACTCATGACCTAGCCCTCCTTCGCAAGGAACGGGGAATGACGGGAACAAAATCTTGAACACATTCCTCACATATATCTACCTTAGTACCTTTATTTGTTTTGTGAGTCCATAGTATAGCAAGTGTACCACATAACTCACATTTCTGTTTTTGACTTGCTTCTACAAATCTACCTCTTCTATTTCCTAACATACTATTTCCTCCTCTATATGAAATGAATGCGGGAATTTCACCCGCTCATTCCTATTTACGATTAGCAAATGTTTCATCAACGTACTGTTGAATACCCATCCCTGCTCTACGAAGGAGGGGACGAATGCCGTAGGAGTTATCACAGGCTAATGCACGAACATACCGTTTCTCTGCAA